CAGAACGAAAGCGCATCAAGCGCATGAGCGGGGATGCGCGAAGACTCTTTCTTCATGGACTAATTTCCGCAGCTAGTCTGGACAAGATCAAGATGGCGCTCAAAGGTGCCGAGAAGAAACTATGATGGTGTGAAAATGCCAATCACAGACTTCCTGGACAATGTCCCTCCTAACCCAGAAGGGTACAAACCATACAGACCACCACCTCCTTCTGGTGCATATCAACCGCCGGTTGTTTACCCACCATCGATGTCAGCGCCACCAGCACAGGCGCCAGGGCAATTCTCACCAATACCGAACAATATCTTCGGTTGGTTTATGCTAATGTTGGGGTTGTAATTATGCCATTACCAAACGCAGAAAAGAAATCGCCCAGGGTGTACAAGATCCTGAAGATTAAAACTCTGGACTCTGAAGCTCCTAACTCACTAACTCAAGCAGAGATTGCTTCGGTTGGCAATCCTTTGAGCGTAGAACAACTCAACGAGGACGAGCTAAGACGGCTTGTCCTGGTTAATCTCGCGCGCCTAACAGTGAAGAAAGAATGGGATGGGTTGCTAGGATGAGTCTACCAGATGCTACACGATCTGATCGTGTCTACCCTCTACTGCAGAACCTGGATCTCGAGAACCTGGCGTTCGCTACGCTCCAGGGAACAGGAGAGACTCTCAACATTGAGGAAATGAACGAGGATGAACTGCGTAGATTAGTTCTGATCAACTTAGCTCGTCTAACTGTCAAAGGTGAATGGGATGGTCTCCTGGATGCTGGCGGCGGTGGATCAACCTGGCAGAACTCAGCGGTGTACAACGTCGCATCAGGTTACGGCGGATCGTTCTGGAATATCGCGATCCAATCACCTATCCAATCAAACGCTTCAACTGCAACCGTGTATCATACCTCGGAATATCAATTCTTCAATCCGTTCATCGCACCGTTCACTGGTGCACCTTCAGCAGTCAATATCAACGTGACAGCAGCTACCTCAAGCCAGAACCTCTACGTCGGCTTTTACTCAGGCACTAACGGCCTTCCAGCAACTATGCTCGGCTATGCTACGATCTCTACTGACTCAACGGGAATTCAAAGAGTGACCTCATTCACTGAAGCATCGACTGGATCGCTAACTTTTACAGCTGGTGAAATGTATTACTACAGCATCAATAAATCAGGCACAGAAGACGTCACACTTTCTACAGCTTCTTCGAATTCGTCATCAGGGCAATTGTTCGCGGATCAAGCCGCGACTGTAGCTTCTAACCGTTGCTTAGGAATTCAGTCTGACACTGCTATTACAATCGCCCCCTCTGACAAAGGCGCTGATGATCTATGGAATAGCGGCACTGGTTGGACTACGCGTATCTGGGTGTGGTTGGAAGCATGATATTCAGAACCATTACCACAGACGGCGGTGAACCAGTCTGGTTCGATGTCGACTGGGATCATGTGCGCTCAGTCAGAAACGATGAACTCGCAAAGAGTGATTGGCGCGCCGTCAGTGATCGCGTTCTGCCTGACGCCTGGAAAGAGTACCGCCAGGCTCTCCGCGATCTCCCCCAGGATTACGAGTCTGCAAACGATGCAGCTGACAACTTTCCGCAACGACCTGAGTGATGGGAATGCCGAAAGTCAAACCTGACAATGTGGTTCGCCACGAACTCGTCCTGGGAAGATCAGAACGAGAGCTGCTTGACACCTTGACAACTGCCTACACAGTGAATCGAGTTGTAACTCCGATCACTAGTCTACTTTCTAGTACAGCAGGATTGTTGTTAGTAGCTGGATTAGGCCTAGCATATCTGGAGAAATATCTACCAGAGTATTGGCCGGATATGAACGACCAGCAATTAGGTGATTGGTTCGAGACTGAAAACATCGTCCTAGGTACAGCCGGTTTTGGTATTGGTGGGATCATTGGTGCGTTCTTTGGTGGTCCTATTGGTGCAGGTCTCGGCGCAACTGTTGGAGCTGTTACTGGAACAATGGCACAAGAGGGCGCAGAAGAAGCTCAAGCTGCAGGAGTTCCCAGGATTATGTCTTATTCGACATTCGGACAAATTGTAGGCAGCGCCAGGTTACTCAAGAAGACAATTGATGAATTACAGAATCAATGAGATTTCCGGAATTCGAAACTAATACCTAATGTTTCGCTTTTTCCTGGTGACAGTAGAGCGGAAACAGTAGTTCCGGTTTGCGGAAAAAAAAGTACCCTCATAGAAGCCGCTCAAGGGCTTTCGTGAATGTCCCGAAGGTAATCCATCCTTTCTCCCTCGGTTGCTCTTAGATCGCACCCATTGGATGTTTTTTCGAGTCTAGGCATTTCACACACGCAGGATTCAACAGGATTGCCACAAATGAGGCAGATGTCGATGATATGGAGGTCAAAGTCCTCTGGGACTCCGTCGAACTGTGGAGCTTCATCTTGCCACTCGATCAGACGGATCGTATCTTCTTGCTCATCATCCAGGACATCCTCGTAATCAATCCAAGCTCTAGGATCAATAGAATGCCAGTCATCATCGTCAGTCATTCAATTCCCCTCCTAACACATCGAGCGCACCTGGAGCCGTTTTCATATCGAGTCTGCCAGGTTAGCGTCTGCTGACAATTTCTGCACCACCTACTCATCTTTCCTCACCCTGAATTCTTCGAGCTCTGATGCCCGCGTGAAGCCTTCCCTTTTCCTGGGCCTAGCCATTGCTGCATTGCGTCGCTTCACTTCTTCCTGGAGCGCGTGCAGTGGCATATACGACGGTCGACACATTACCAGGGATCGAGCGTGCCTACCTCGTCGCCCTGGCTTCCTCCAGATCGTAGCTCTATTCCTGCGACCGCATCCGTGACAGATCTTGTCGAGGCTCTCTACATCATCCTCGACGTTGTAGACCCAGTGACGTTTGCATTGCCAACATCTCCAGATGCCCCTTCTCATGAATCAAGCGGAAATCTCTGGGACTATAAGAACTCCCCACAATTCAAAGTGGCGCAGTCTGCTTCTAAGGCCTCCCCACAATTCCCGGAGGTATAGGTTACGATCCCTAAACAATCACTAATAACGGTGACAAGCAGTGGTTGGGTGGGCGGGGAGCCACAGAAACAGGATTAAGACCCGTTGCGGGCTCGATGGGGGTATGATGGAGACCCTACTCATCGCGGGCGCGTGTATAGTGGCAATTTATGTTGGATTTTACTTGCATTTACGCATGTCTTTGCGGTTTATTGCTGAACAAATGGCGAATTTGGATGCAAAACTGGCTGAAGCACTAACTTCTACAATCGAGAACTTGCCCCTCGGCGATATTCCTGAAGTAAATCCGATCCAGATGATGCTCATGCAAATGATTCAGGACAATATGGCAAAAAATCCGGCTAAGATCGTAAATAGAACTCCAGATGGACAGTTTGCACCTGAAAGTAGTCCTGAAAGTGAAAAATGATTATTAGCGACATGTTTCACCGGTTACGATTATGGCACGACGCAAAAAGTCAAAGAGACGACGCGGTCCTAAGATGTTCAGCGTGATTTCAGCGATTGAGAGTTACGCTTATGCGAATCTTTTGACTGAAGGACTGGCTGGAAATTCTCCGGTTGGATTCATCACTGGTGGATCTGACATTTCATACGGATCAAGCAACGGAGTTATGACCGTATCTGGTGCAGGTCAACTCTCGCTTTCAGAAATTATTACTCACCCTACAACTGCATTTACAGGAATGCAAGCAAATTTCATGGCGAATTACCAAACGATGGCAGTTCAGGCGATTGGAATTGGTGTCGGATTCAAGGTTGCCAGGAAACTTTTACGCAGGCCAATCAGCAATGTCAATAGGAATATCATGAAGCCGTTGGGGATCGGCATAAAACTCTGAGGTGATTATGAATGGCAACAAATACAGTAACAGGAGTCTTAGTCTGTAGCAACGGAACGAACATTCCACTCAAAGGCGAGTTAGCAGAGGGCACGGAATCCGATCTCTCGACTGATACCGCATACACCGTCAGCGCCCAAAACGTCGGTGATTACGCGGCAGGGTCGACAGTAACTTCAGGTCTAGTGACTTCAGATAACGGAATCGCTTACGCTTACATTTTGCGACAAGGTCTCGTGGCTGCAATCGTGCCGGTCGGAATAAAAGGCGTAACAGCGTTTACCCCTGCTCTCTGCGCCCCATTCACACTAATGGCTGGTGACAAGGTCCGCTGCATGAACAACACAGCCGCAGATCGTGAAGGCGCTCTATGTGTCTACACATCATCGGGAGTATCTCGAATCTTTGTTGTGACTCCTACTGGTGGAGCAACTAACGAACTTGTCGATCTCCAAACTTCTAACTCGATTGGAGATACACTTCAAGGGCAGACCATACAGAAGGCTTTCTTCACTAGCGTTGACGGTGCAAAGATCGAAACCCAGGGCGCGTTTGTTGTAGACGCACTAGGAAACGTCGTTGGATCAGTATCTACTTCTGATCCTTCCAAGTATCAAGCACTGTTCAGTTCTTGTGCAATTCCAGTGAATCTAAATTTCAAGGCTCAATTCTTGACTAACGCCTGAAGGTGATCTAGGGTGAAGAAGTCCACAGAACGGAAGCGCATCAAGCGCATGAGCGGGGATGCTCGAAGGCTCTTCCTACATGGACTGATTTCTGCGGCTAGTCTAGACAAGATGAAGACGGCCCTCAAATCGGCTGAGAAGAAACTATGATGGTGTGAAAATGCCAATCACAGACTTCCTCGACAATGTCCCTCCTAATCCTGAAGGCTACAAACCATACAGGCCACCACCTCCTTCCGCTGCATATCAACCGCCAGTTGTCTACCCACCTTCAGGAAATGGCCTGCCAGGACAGGCGCCAGGACAATTCTCACAGATACCGGACAATATCTTCGGTTGGTTTATGCTAATGTTGGGGTTGTAATCATGCCATTACCAAACGCACAAAAGAAATCGCCCAGGGTGTACAAGATCCTGAAGATTAAAACTCTGGACTCTGAAGCACCTAATTCACTAACTCAAGCAGAGATCGCTTCGGTTGGCAATCCTTTGAGCGTCGAGGAACTGAATGAAGATGAGTTGCGCCGTCTCGTTTTGGTTAATCTCGCGCGCCTAACAGTGAAACAAGAATGGGATGGGTTGCTAGGATGAGTCTACCAGATGCTACACGATCCGATCGTGTCTACCCTCTACTGCAGAACTTGGATCTCGAGAACCTGGCATTCGCTACGGTCCAGGGCGTAGGGAACACTCTGAACATCGAGGAGATGAATGAAGATGAGTTGCGCCGTCTCGTTTTGGTTAACCTGGCACGCCTAACGGTATCTGGCGAATGGAACGGTCTGCTTACTGCAGCGAGCGCGGGATCGTTCAACGTAGAGTTGACATCAGGAGATGACATCGAGGCAACCTACGCTCTGAACCGCATTGATTCAACGCCTCCGTTTGGAATGAATACTGGAAACAGCGGGGTAACTTCTCGGAATGAACCGATGTTCTTTCCGTTCATCGCTGCTGAATCCTCCACTGTTGATTCAATAGTCGTGAACATTTCTGGTGCAGCCGGATCACCATGCAACGCTGTCGTTGCCATCTATTCGGACAATAACGGAGTACCTCAAACCAAACTCGGCAGTGATGCAACCTTCGACGCTACTTCAACGGGACAAGTCGCACAGACCAGCGTGGGGACAATCACTCTTGTTCGAGGAACTCAGTATTGGGTGGGGTGGACCCGTTCCGCTTCAGTATCTTACACTTGGATGAGTGGCTCGACTGTCGCCCCCTGGATGGGACCGACTGAAAATATCTCTTCAGGCTGGATTGTTCTTTGGATTGCTTCAGGATCAGATAACACTCTACCTGCATCGATAACCGCGACCGACTTAACTCCGCGTGGTTATGGCCGAATTAGTGTGGGGTTGAACCAATGAGGCCTAGCAAATACCACACCATCATGAATGGCGAGGAAGTGGTTGAGCAAATTCTCCTACAATACGACTGGCATGAATTGAGGATGTTCCGAGGTGACTGTCTCGACAATACTGACTGGTTGGCTGTCAAGGATCGCACCATGTCTCAAGCCTGGAAGGACTATCGCCAGGCTTTACGAGATCTACCTGCGGATTATCCAGATGCAATGGTCGCAGTCGATCACTGGCCTGAACCTCCTGAGTGATGGGAATGCCGAAAGTCAAACCCGACAATGTGGTTCGCCATGAACTCGTCCTGGGGAGATCAGAGCGAGAACTGCTTGACACCTTGACAACTGCCTACACAGTTAATCGAGTTGTAACGCCGATCACTAGTCTACTTTCTAGCACTGCAGGATTATTGTTGGTGGCTGGATTAGGCCTGGCATATCTCGAGAAGTATCTGCCAGAGTATTGGCCAGATATGAACGACCAGCAATTAGGTGATTGGTTCGAGACTGAAAACATCGTCCTAGGTACAGCCGGTTTTGGAATTGGTGGGATCATTGGTGCTTTCTTCGGCGGCCCTATTGGTGCAGGTCTCGGCGCAACTGTTGGTGCAGTCACAGGAACAATGGCACAAGAGGGCGCAGAAGAGGCTCAAGCCGCTGGAGTTCCTCGGATCATGTCTTACTCTACATTCGGGCAATTAGTAGGCAGCGCAAGGCTACTCAAGCGCACTATTGATGAATTACAAAATCAATGAAAAAAAGTACCCCTGTAGAAGCCGCTCAAGGGCTTCCTTGAATGTCCCGAAGGCAATCCATCCTTTCTCCCTCGGTTGCCTTTAGATCGCAGCCAATGGATGATTTATGGAGTCTAGGCATTTCACACACGCAGGACTCCATCGGATTGCCACAAATGAGGCATATTTCGATAATATGTAGGTGAAAGTCCTCAGGTACTCCCTCGAACTGTTCCGCCTCATCCTGCCACTCGATCACTCGGATCGTATCTTCGATTTCATCATAGAGAAAATCCTCGTAATCAATCCAGGCGTCGTCGGTCATTTTTATGCCTCCCACAAAATTTCATATTCTCTATCAATAACACCATCACACTCATCAACAAAAGATCTAACTCTTTCAATGCAATTTACCCCTTCTTCTTCTATATATTCTCTCCATTGTCGCCAATGTTTACCCTCAAGAATATGCAAATCACTACTATCATAGTGAATCCAATACTCAACAACCCAACTCATTCTTTCCTCACCCTGAATTCTTCCAACTCTGATGCCCGCGTGAAGCCTTCCCTCTTGCGAGGGCTACCCATTGCTGCGTTGCGTCGCTTCACTTCTTGCTGAAGCGCGTGAAGGGGCATGTACGACGGGCGGCACATTACCAGCGCTTTCGCGTGTCGACCTCGTCGGCCCTCCTTCCTCCAGATCGTGGCTCTATTCCTGCGACCGCATCCGTGACAAATCTTGTCGAGGCTCTTCACTCGATCCTCGACGTTGTAGACCCAGTGACGTTTGCACTGCCAGCATCGCCAGATACCTCGCTTCATAAATTAACGGAGAAGTCTGGGGCTATAAGAACTCCCCACAATTCAAAGTGGCGCAGTCTGCTTCTAAGAGGTCCCCATTATTCCCGAGGGTATAGGTTACGATCCCTAAACAATCACTAATAACGGTGACAAGCAGTGGTTGGGTGGGCGGGGAGCCAAAGAAACAGGATTAAGACCCGTTGCGGGCTCGATGGGGGTATGATGGAGACCCTACTGATCGCGGGCGCGTGTATAGTGGCGATTTATGCTGGATTTTACTTGCATTTACGCATGTCTTTGCGGTTTATTGCTGAACAAATGGCGAATTTAGATGCAAAACTGGCTGAAGCACTAACTTCTACAATCGAGAACTTGCCCCTGGGCGATATTCCAGAAGTAAATCCGATCCAGATGATGCTGATGCAACTGATCCAGGACAATATGGCAAAAAATCCGGCTAAGATCGTAAATAGAACTCCAGACGGACAGTTTGCACCTGAAAGTAGTCCTGAAAGTGAAAAATGATTATTAGCGACATGTTTCACCGGTTACGATTATGGCACGACGCAAAAAGTCAAAGAGACGACGCGGTCCTAAGATGTTCAGCGT